TTTGGTATTATAAGTAACCCTAGGTAAGATATTAATATTATCATCTTCGATAAACCAATAGAATTGTTCTCTGTCAATATCTGGTGTGTAAAAATCATTTTGTCCTGTCTCTACATCTAGTGCAGATTCAATACAAATTCCTATAGCTTTCTTATATTGTTCTTCAACGGGTTGTTTAACGTATACTTCAAATACCTCTACATTTGGTAGGGCAGTAGAAGTTACCACACCGTCAGAAGTTGATGTTAGAGTAGCCTTAGAATTATATTGAGTAAATAGTCTATTCATTAAATCTGGATACATCAAACTAGCAAAACGGACTAGCCGCCGATAACCACGAATAATATATCGTAGTCTCTCGGCAGCTGTTATCCGCGATCCGTCAGTCGTTCCCGAACTAACGGGATCTTGTAGTTTATATGCCAAGTCCAGACTTACTTGCGTAAGTATAGGGGTTGCCATATTTCTCCTTTATGATACCGGAGTTTCAGTTTTGTCAACAGTTACAGTATCTGCAGCAATTGTCTCGGTAACAGTTGCAAGGATAATATAACTGAATGTATTACTTGCTCCAGCTGAAGTAGCCGTAAAAGTTACTGTAGCAACATCATTGCTTACAGAAGAAGCTATCGCTATTTTTTCAGCATCAGTATCAGCCTGGCTTGAAGCCACAACTGCGATAACTGATTTAGCAGGAAAGCTAACTGTAAGAACTTTTGTAGCAGTTAAAGTAACTGTATCAGCCAACATGATTAATCCGGGCATAATTGCTGGATTAACTGGAACGTCCATGATTTTAGATCGTCTTTCAGACATAGGTTACCTCCTTATTCGAAGTAACCGAGTACTTCAAAGCCAATCTTTGGAGTAACTGCGGCACTAGCGATTGTCATTAATGTTCCTCTGATTGTATAGTATGCACCAGAAGTTCCTATAGCAGAAGCTAAGCCGGTTTCTAGTGTTGCAGTTGTAGTTGCACCAACATAATCAGTAATTTTAACTACTTGCGTATTACCATTACTGAAAGTGATTTCAACAAAGCAACCATTGTATACATCATCAATAGCACTACCACTAGTAAGTACAACTGTAGTTGCACCAGCAGCAGCAGCTGTCGTAATTTGGGTGGGTCCAGCTACAGAAGCTGCTTCATCAAAGAAACATCCTTCCGTAGTACCATTTCCATACAAAGCTGTTTTAGCCTTAGTATCGAGAGGACTTGCACTAATGAACTGTACTCTTTTAAATTTATGTGGTATAATATAAGTGTCACCAGCTTCTGTGGTTTCACCTATCGTACCTTTAATAAATTGTGAATATAAAATCTGTGATTCTACATTGGAGGTATGACCTTCAACGCGTCTAATTTTAGATTGCTCTAAAGCAGACCATGTACCTAAAGCAGCAGACATTTCATTGTCTCCTTTTGTATTTAGTTAGTAAGTGAGCTCCTCCGCGAGGAGCCCCGTTAATTTAAATTTGATTACGATGTAGCCTTTAAGAATACAAAGTGAGCTAAAGGATTAGTTCTTTTAGCTGTAATTTGACCATAGATCTCTGCTTCCATCTGATGCGGATTAGTCTGAGGAACAGTGATGGTTTTAATATCCATGTTCTGCAAATGTCCGTACTGGAAGTGAGCAGGATCGATGACGTAGCAATAATCTGCCATACCGTGTAATGACAAGGTATCAGATGGTGCTACAAGTAATGTTCCACCATTAGTAGCAGAGAATCGTTGCATCTCAACACCCCAACTGTTTGTAGCAGCTGGAAGGATGATTTTGTTATCGATCATGTTACTAAAGTTTGTATAGTAATCAGCACCAGCTAAAGCTAGTTTAGTTTGACTACCATAGTAAAACATATCTTTTAAAGTGTTATTAAAGTTCTTTGTTTGGAACAAAGAATCACCATAAAACTTATGGTTGGAAGCAGGAATGAATTCAGCGATACCGCCAAAGTACCATTTTCTTCTACCATTAATAACTTCTGTTCTTCGTGTATTAAACATATACATTGTATCAAGTTCTTTTAAGAACTCTTCCAATGCTTTTCTACCATTCTTCTGGAAGGTTTTTTCTTGAGAGAAGAATCTATTAACATTTTGTTCAGTTTCAGAAGCAGACCATTTTCTCATAACTATTTGGCAATAATTATAATCCCATGAATCTACATCGCTGTATGTTAATTGATCGTCAGTTCCCTCAGAAATTGAATTACCAGCTTTCCATGCAAATGGAGCTGTAATAGGGCTAGCCCATGTTCCACCAGCAATATCGACTAACAGATCGGCATGACCTGTTGGTTGAATACCACCAGCATTACGTCTAACTAAGATTTTAGTAGCAGTAGAGCTAGCTGATCCAGATACATTTCCTGAACCTTCACCAAAGTTTTGAAGAACTTGGATCTGTTCTGGAAGTGGATAGGAAGAAGTTTTGAGATTCATACCAGCACCTGAAGCTGCAGGCAAACCCCTGGTCGGAGATACAAAGAATCCCATAAGATTCAGTATATCGCCAGCTTGAAGTCGTCTGCCTTCTTCATTGGTGACATGTAAGTAATCGTTAGTATTTGAACCAGAACTTGTAGAATCGCTTGTGAAGAAGATTTTTGCAAGTCTTCCATATTCAAGTCCCCATCTAGTTTCTACATCTGTTGCAACAAATGCACCCTTAGATTTAGCATAAGCCCATAACAGACGCATAAGATTTGCTCTACCTTCTTCAATTTTGGTAAGCATACCAGTACGTCTATCATAGATCCTAAAACTTTCAGGTATTTGATCTACAACAGTTGGGGCGCTATAATAAGTCAGCGTATAATCATTAGCTGTTAAACTCATTTTAATTTACTCCGTCGTTATATTATCCGAAAAATTTATTCAAATCGGCCATATTAACGTTAGGTTGAGGACTACCTACACCAGGTATAGTACTTATATCACGGGGTCTTGTACCACTTTTAGCACGAGTATATCTGTAAATCTTTGCTAAATCCCTCGTATTAAGCTTTTTAGCCCATTCTGAAAACTGTTGAAAGTCTTGGTCTTGCCACTTCATTTCAGCAAGTACTTTAGCTCTTTCTTGTTCAGCTGCTTGTAAAGCCTCTTCTCTTTGTCTTTTACGTTGTTCACGTAACTCTTTAAGGGAAGAAGGAACCTTAGCTTGATTTTTTTCAATCTCAGTCATTAACTGATCTACTCTTCTATAGTATTTCCAAGTCGGTGATAATGGTTTTTTTGCCTCTTCGTCGTCAGGTGTGAAATCTTCACCGAATTCTTTCTTTAAACGTTCTTCGATAACGCTATAGGGATCTTTCGGTTTAACCAAGTCTGGTGCGATCTCTGCTAAAAACGCATGTCTAACTTCAGGATCTTCGTATACCTTCGCAATGAAGTCTTCTAATCCTGTATTTATTTGTAGTTTCTGCTGGGCCTTTTCAAGTTCCACTTTTGTTTTATCATATTTTGATTGAAACATACGTGCAAGTTGATCTGAATTCAGACCTGTATAGTCTAATTCAGGTTCAGCAGTAACGCCTTCAGATGTTATTTCACCTGCTGGCAATTGACCCTTTCCATCTTCATCCGCTACCACTTCACCAAATACTGCATCAATCTCTTGACTGACTGGATCTGGTGCCGGAGTAGTTGACGGTGTGGAACTATTATTAGGATCTGTCATTGTTTTCCTTTATTATTCTTGTTGTGGTTTTTGCTCACCAGCTATTTGTTTGTTAGCTAACTGATCAGCAAGTTGCAGTTTAGCTTCAAGTGCAGCATATGTGCCCTCGATTGCTTTTTCTTTATCTGCAATTCCTTTAAGAATACGATTCTCTAAAGCTATATTAATGTACTTATTCTCCATTTGTTTAGAAGTTTCGAGTAGTCTATTATAAGCTTCTTGTAGTCCCTGTAGTTTACTTTGTGCATTTTTAACTGCGTCAAGTTGATCTTTGACCGTCTCGTATTCTTTAATTTCTGAAAGCTCCATAGCTTTCTGTGTTAAAATCTGTCTTTCATTGGGATCTGGAGAAGACTGTGCTATCTTCATTAACTCTGTAGCAGCAGCTAATCGCTGCGACGGCATAGCGGTAGAAGGTATTGTAATTAACTGAAATTTAAATTGTCGCATACTATTAATCATGTCCTGCGCAATCTGAACTTCGTTAAGATCACCTCGATCATCAAAGAATTCAAAATGATCTGGTCTTAAGTTAGAGATCATTAGTTGTATGAGCGTCTGTCCTATTTGACGTAACGTCTCATTAATATGAAATGTCGATAGTATAATTCTCATCATAGCAGCATTCTGATATTGCTGAAGTGAAGAAAAGACTTCGACATTAGAATCTTTAGCATTACCCTGTAATATAGAAGTAATTCCCGTGGAGTACTCTATATTACTTTTTAGCATGTCAAGAACTAATGGATAGAAATTACTAAGTTGTTCTGGTCTATCTCGTTCTGGTACGATGGGTTTACCATCATAAGTTTTAACAACAAACTCTTTTATTACTCTTGGATCTGCACCACCATTTTCCCAATTGGCTTTGTCCTCGTCAAGTATTGCACCTTTAGGAGCGACCCATCCAGCATTATTCTGCAAGATACCATTCAAAATCATTATACTTAAAACTTTATCAAAGGCTTCTTGCATGCTCTTTGTAAAGTGTACCATACCAAATGAACGATATGGTTTACCACCCCATTCGAAGAAAGCTGTCTTCAAAGGATATTCGGTAATAGGCATTACTTCTTGCCATACACAGAAGTCGCCAAACATTAGTGTCTTTTTAATGTACGTATCTGGTCTTACTACTTCTGCTGTATTTAAAATACTTTGTTCAATTGGATCTAGATTTTCAGCAAACATATATTGTGAACTACCATCTGGTGTTTTCACTAAGTATAAATTTGTAAAAACTTTTTCATAGTATTCTCTAACTATTACTCGTTGATCTACATTCCAATTAGTGGTCACAATATCTTGCTTGGGTGTAAGTTGATCTTCGATCCAAACCTGTCCTGTAAAGGAAGCTATATTAACTGGGTTACCATTTTCATCTTTAAGTGCTGCTAGAATATCACCATATAGGTGAGCAAGTTTTGGTAATGTAAAGGCTTTCTCTATAAAGAAACCTTCCATATCCTCACATGTTCTTCGTTTAGCATTTATGTCAAGGATAACTTCATCGTAGGGAACGTGTAAGATAGATAGGTTAAATACTCCGGGTTGATAGAAGTCGGTTGGACTAATCATGATATGTCCCATACCAGATACTAGCATATCTTTTACCATTTCTTCAAGTTCGATTTGAGTGTTAGATTCGTAAAGGATGGCGTGTTTCATTTTATCAAGAACTTGTGCTTCGACTTTAGCCCGTCCATCTTGTGAAATAACTTTAAAGGAACCCTTGGCTTCCATCAGAATGGCCAGTTTTTGTTTAATTACGGGATGTAAGAAGTTAATATTGACGGGAATGTTAGTATTATCAACGATTTTATTGTATTGTTCCTGGGTA